TCGCTGCGGTGACTAAGATCTCGCAGATCATCTCCACGATGACGATCCACCTTATGGCCAATACCGCCGACGGCGACGTCAGGATCAGAAACGAGCTGAGCCGGAAGATCGACATCTCGCCCAGCCCGTACATGACCCGGAAGAGCTGGATGGAGGCAGTCGTCAACAACCTCCTCCTCTACGGCAAGGGCAACAGCGTCGTCCTGCCACATACGGAGGACGGCTACCTCGGCAGCCTGGAGGTCATCGCTCCCTACAGAGTGAGCTTCCTGCCGAACACACTCGACCGGGGCTACACGGTCAACATTGACGGCCGGAGCTTTGCCCCGGACGAAGTCCTGCATTTTGTCCACAACCCGGACAAGTATTACCCGTGGAAGGGCACCGGAATGACCGTCTATTTGAAAGACGTCGCCGGAAATCTTAAGCAGGGTCGAGCGACAACCAAGGCCTTCATGAACAGCAAATGGAAGCCGTCGGTCATCGTCAAGGTAGACGCTCTGACGGAAGAGTTCTCCGGCCCCGAGGGAAGGAAGCGGCTCCTCGAAAGCTACGTCGAGGGTGCCGAAGCTGGTGAGCCCTGGCTGATACCGGCGGAGCAGTTCTCGGTCGAGCAGGTCAAGCCCCTCTCGCTCTCCGACCTTGCGATCTCCGACGTCATGAAGCTGGACAAGGCAACCGTGGCAGCGCTGCTCGGCATCCCGTCCTTTCTGCTCGGCGTGGGGACGTTTAACAAGGCTGAGTGGGAAATGTTCGTCATGACGACCCTTCTGAGCATCGTCACCGAGATCCAGCAGGAAATGACCAAGAAGCTGATCCTCTCGGAGAAGATGTACCTCCGCCTCAATTACTGGAGCCTCCTGACCTGGGACATCAAGACCATTGCAGACGTCCTCCTCCCTGCCTCGGACCGTGGCTTCATCACGGGCAACGAGTTCCGTGACCGCATCGGCATGGAGCCAAGGGAGGGACTCAATGAGCTGAGGATCCTGGAAAACTATATCCCCTACGACAAGTCCGGAGCTCAGAAGAAGCTGATTGGAGGCGGCGAGGAATGACGGAGTGCAGAAGAGCCAAGCGGGACGAGCAGGGCATCATCAAGTGCCAGCCGTCCGGCGACCTCTGCGGGCACGTCAAGTATTGCCGAGCAGAGCGCAAGTGGAAATTATCGCCTAGTGCAGTCAACTGCACACGAGGGAGGAAAAAAACATGAAAGCAAGCCAGATCCGGTGCATCGCATCGGAATTCACAGTGCGGGAAGACGGAGATACCCCGATCATCGAGGGCTATTTTTCCGTATTTAATACGACATACGACATGGGCTACGGTATGTCCGAGAGCATCGCTCCCGGTGCTTTTTCCAAGTCCATGGGAAACGACGTGAGAGCGCTCATCAATCATGACAGCACGCTGGTGCTGGGGCGCACTAAGGCTCACACGCTGGAGCTCCGAGAGGACTCGCACGGCCTTTGGGGAAAGATCACCGTCAATCCGAACGACGGCGATGCTATGAACTTGTATGAGCGTGTAAAGCGTGGCGACGTCGATCAGTGCAGCTTTGGCTTTAGCATCGTCAGCGAGGAAACCGACTTCCGGGACGATGGGACGGTACACTGGACGATTACAGAGGCGGACCTCCACGAAGTTTCTGTGTGCACTTTTCCCGCATACGAGGAAACAGCGGTCTCCGCTCGAAAGCGTGACCTTGACGAGATCAAGAAGCGCCAGACCGAGGCGTGGAGAAACCGCATGACTCAGAAGCTGAAAGGAGTGACCGAATAATGGCACTAAGGAGCCTTATGGCAAAGAAAAACCTCGACGAGGCCAAAAAGCAGCTGGACGAAGCACGCAAAAAGCGTGAGACCCTGACTCTGAGAGAGCAGGAGCTGGAGACCAGCATTGCCGAGGCCGAAACCGAGGAAGAGAAGGCAGCAGTCGAAGCAGCAGTCGAAGAATACGAGGCTGACCAGGCCGCAGCTGATACCGAGATCCAGGAGCTGGAGAAGAAGGTCGGCGACCTTGAAAGAGAGCTCCAGGAGGTCGAGGAGAAAGCAAACACAAAAACACAGCCCACTCCTGCCGGTGACGGCGAGGAAAACAGGGGCAGAAAGGAGCGCACCGCTATGGGTGTCAAGATCACAAGCAAGAGAGCAAGAGAGCTTTTCGGGGCTATGTCCCTCGAGGAGCGCAGCCAGCTCTTCGAGGAGGAGCGTGTCAAGGGCTTCCTCGAGGAGGTCCGTGCCTGCATCAAGGAAAAGAGAGCGCTGGCCAACGCCGGCATGCTTATTCCCGACGAGTTCATTGGCATTATCCGTGAAAACATCGAGCGCTACAGTAAGCTGAGCCGTCACGCCTTCACGAAATCCGTCAAGGGCACCGGCAGAGTCACAATCATGGGCACGATCCCCGAGGCCGTATGGACCGAGATGTGTGCGGCACTCAACGAGCTGGACCTCAGCTTTGCACAGGCTGAGCTCGACGGCTACAAGGTCGGCGGATTTATCCCGGTTTGCAATGCGACCCTCGAGGACAGTGACATCGACCTCGCAGCAGAGATCCTCACCGCAATCGGCGAGGCTATCGGTAAGGCTCTGGACAAGGCTATGCTCTACGGTAAGGGCAAGTCCAAGAAGATGCCCCTCGGCATCCTGACAAGACTGGCTCAGACCTCCAAGCCCTCAGACTACAGTGACAACATGAGACCCTGGCAGGATCTCCACACCAGCAACATCAAGTCACTGAGCGCAGAGCTGGAGGGCCTGACACTCTACCGCCAGCTGCTGCTCTACTGCGGCGCTGCCAAGGGCAAGTACAGCAGAGGCGAGAAGGTATGGTGCATGAACGAAACTACCTACACCGCCCTCAAGGCTGCAATGCTCAGCATCAACGCCGCCGGCGCAGTAGTTTCCGCAGTCGAGGGCGCTCTCCCCGTCATCGGTGGAATTGTCGAGGTCCTCAACTTTATGCCCGATAATGTGATCATCGGCGGTTACTTTGACCTCTACACGCTGCTCGAGCGTGCCGGAATGAGCTTCGGCCAGTCCGATCAGGTCCGCTTCCTGGAGGAGCAGACAGTTTTCAAGGGCTCTGCAAGGTATGACGGTCTCCCGCTCATTGCCGAGGCCTTTGTGGCTATCGGTCTCAATGGAGTTACACCGTCACCTGACGACGTGACCTTTGTGGAGGACACAGCCAACCCTGACCCCTCGCTCGGTAAGCTCAAGGGCCTGGAGATCTCCGGCGTGACACTCAGCGCAACATTTGATCCCGACACACTGACCTACACCGGCACGACAACCACCGCCAACGCTACGATCACAGCTACACCGCAGGACGGCTTCGACGCCGTGAGCATCCGCTATAACGACGCATACGTCCCTAACGGCGGCTCAATCAAGTGGACAGCAGGCGCAGACAACGTAGTCGAGGCATCCGTCAAGGATAGTGAGACCGGCACCGTGACCACCTACACAGTCACAGTCACCAAGTCATAAGGAGGGAGCACCATGGAGGAGCAGGACAGGCTCGCAGCCTTAAAGACTGACCTGGGCTTCACGGGCAGCGGATCAGGCAACCGCATCGACGATCGTCTGACTCAGCTGCTCCAGGTCGCCGAGAAAGCGATCAAGGCAGAGGGCGCAGCGACCCTTGACCCCTCGCAGCTCGAGGACGCTCAGCTTGTCATCATGTACGCCGCCTGGTTATGGCGCCGGCGTGATACAGGTGCCGGGATGCCTCGAATGCTCCGTTGGTCGCTCAATAATCGGATCTTTTCCGAGAAAATGAAGCAGGGGGCGACATGATGGACGTCATCGCATACCTGATAGGCTATACCACCACGAAGAACGACTTCAAGCAGGAGATCCACACGGAGACCCGAAAGGAGATCCTCGGTAAAATTGATGACGTGAAGCGTGCGGAATTTTACAGGGCAGGCGAAGCTGGACTCCGGCCGGAGTTTGTGCTGACAACCGCCCTCATAGACTACGACGGAGAGCTGGAAGTCGAGTACGACGGAAAGCGCTACGGCGTATATCGTACCTACAAGATAAGCGAGGACTATATCGAGCTCTACTGCGAGCGGAAAGGCGGTGTGCAGTAATGGGACTATGGGACGATCTTAATGCCGAATATCTCGACGAGATGATCGGCAGCGTGCTGGAAAGCTACGCCGATGAAGTGATGAACGCCGTCAACCAAACCACAGACCAAGCAGCCAAGGAGCTGCGCTCTGCTATCGCCAAGGATGCGCCCATGGAGACGGGAAAGCAGAAAAAGTCCTGGAAAATCGCAAAGAAGCGGGAAGGATATGAGACCGTCGCGATCATCCACTCGACGGACTACAGAAAAGTCCACCTGTTGGAAAACGGGCACCTGACCCGTGACGGAGTGACCAGGACAAAGGCTCTGAACTACGTCGGAAAAAACGCCGACAAGGTGCTCAGCGAGTTCCCGGACCGCATCGCCGAGGCAGTAAGGGCGGTGAGCTGATGATCAGAAGCGTGGAAGAAGTGCTCGCCAGGCTGGAAAGCCTGCCGCAGCTACATAACAAGATAGCATACGACCATTTCAGCGAGCCGCAGCAGCTCCCCTTTGCAGCATATACCTTTGACGCAGACACCGACGGCGCCGCCGACTACAAGGGCGTCGCCTACATCGACTTTACTCTCGAGCTCTACGCAGATCCCCGAGATCTGTCCCTGGAGCTGGAGATCCTTAAAGCGCTTGACGACGTGGAGATCACGTCTGACAGCGAATACATCGAGGCGGAGAGGATGTATCAGACGACATTCTCCTTCCGCTTCCCCTATAAGCTCACAACACCAAAGGAGTGATATATCATGAGCATGGCCGGAAAAACCTACGCAGCCAGCAACCAGGACCGCCTGAAAGCGATCCCTCTTGGCTCTGGTAACGTGTATTTTCTCCCCTATGTCGAGGGCTCTCCGATGCCCTCGGATGCCGACTTTGAAAGGCCGGCGAACATGGTCGGCCGTACCAAAAACGGTGCGACCTTTAACCACAACATGACATACTATACAGCCAAGAGCGACGACGGCGTCGCTCAGAAGCGTATCATGACCGAGGAAACAGCCTCATTCACTTGGGGTGTCATGACCTGGACGCTGGCAACAGTAGCACAGTTCATCCGCACCGCCTCGGCATCCGTGGTCGAAGAGGACGGCGTGAGCAGCTACGTCCTCGAGGGCGGCGGGCTCGGCAACCAGCAGGCCAAGAAGTACTGGTTTCACTTTGTCGGCGGCGACACCATCGACGGCAAGTTCACACTCACAGGCGTGGGAGAAAACATTGACGCACTGGCCGCAGCCTTTGCGGTCAACTCCGAGACCGTTCTCACGCCAAACGTGGAATTTGATCCCTACGACGCAGCAGGCCACCTGTACAAGATGCGTGGAGCATATCAGCCCACCGCAGCCGGTGAGACTCCTCCCACGCTGACCAACCTGACGCTTGGCTCGCTGACTCTCGACCCGGAGTTTGACGGCGCAACGACCGTCTACGAGACTGAGACCACTAATGCGACCAACACAATCACAGCCACAGCCGCCGACGGCGACGACGTAGTGATCACAGTCAACGGCAACAGTTTGACCAACGGCGGAGCCGCTACATGGCAGACCGGCGCTAACATCGTACTGATCGCAGTCTCCGGAGCTTCCGGCTCGACCATCTACACAATCACAGTCAACAAGTCATAAGGAAAGGCGGCTTCGGCCGCCTTTTTCCGAAAAAAAGGAGGGAGCACCATGCAGATCCTCGCACTGCATATGAGATGCGGAAAAAATATCATGATTGAGGAGCCCACAGTCCGAGAATATTTCCAGATCTTCCGCCCGGTTGACCTGGGCGAGCAAGTCACCGGCCTGACTGATCTCGTCGCCCGTAGCGCAGGCGAGCCGGCCAAGGTCGCCCTGGAGCAGCAGGACATCGTCCGCCTGGCGGAGAAGCTGGGCGCCTGGGCCAGAAAAAAGCGAAAAGAGCCCTACTACAAGCCGCCTGCGATCAAGCACGAGAAAACAGAGGCCTACTACATCGCCGACACCCAGGAGCTGAAAATCGTCGCAGACTACACCAACAGCAGCTTCGGAAAGCTGGAGAGCCTCGGCATCCTGCGTTTCTGGCGCTACTACCGGGACGCAGTGATCTGGAACTGCTCCGGCAGTGAGGCAGGCCGGGAAAAGCTGAAAGAAGCCTGGCTCAGCGTGCAGACCAAGCCGGACCGGGCAGCGATCAACGAACTGATCAAGGAGTGTGAGGAAAATGCCTAATAAGAAAATCGCCGGCCTGACAGTCGAAATCGGTGGTAACACGACCAAGCTCGGAAAAGCACTGAGCGGAGTCGATAGCAAGGCCAGAGCGACGAGCTCAGAGCTCCGGGAAGTCAACAACGCTCTGAAAAAAGCCCCGGAGAGCGTGGAGCTCTGGAACCAGAAGCAGAAGCTCCTCACAGAAGCCATCGAGAACAGCCGGGAAAAGCTGGCCAAACTAGAGGAAGTCCAGAAGGACATCCAGCGACAGTACGACAACGGCGACATCGGCGAGGACGCTTACCGGGCATATCAGCGAGAGGTCGAAAAGACCAAGGGCGAGCTCGAAGGCTTTGAAAAGCAGCTTGAAAAAACCAACGAGGATATGAAGGAAGCCGGAAAGCAGGCCGACGAGACCGGAGACGACTTTGCTGAGGCCGGAGAAAAGGCCGAAGCATCAAGTGGAGGATTTACCGTCCTTAAAGGTGCCATGGCCGATCTCGTGGCGGAAGGCATCAAGAAAGCCACCGCAGCGATGAAAGAGTACATGGACAGTGCTCTTGAGTACGAAGACTCCATAGCTAAGCTCGACACCATCGCTCAGGGCGTGGAAATCGAGCAGCTCAGTGATGACATCCTCGAACTCTCTAACCGCACAGGCATCGCAGCAACCGATCTGGCTGACGCTGCATACAATGCGATCTCAGCAGGCCAGGACACAGCCGACGCCGTGGGATTTGTGGAAAAAGCCACGGGGCTGGCTCGTGCAGGCTTTGCTGATACCGGCGACACCATCGACATCCTGACAACTATCCTCAACGCCTACGGACTAGAGGCCGACAAAGTCGCTCAGGTCTCTGACGTACTGATCCAGACGCAGAATCTCGGTAAAACAACCGTGGCCGAGCTATCGTCTGCCATGGGTAAGGTTATCCCGACCGCAAACGCTGCCGGGGTAGAGCTGGAGCAGCTAGCCGCCGGCTATGCGGTAATGACTGCAAACGGCGTGGCTACGGCAGAGACAACGACCTACCTCAACTCCATGCTCAATGAGCTGAGCAAGAGCGGAACAAAGTCCTCCGACACGCTGAAAGCGAAGACGGGAAAATCCTTCCAGGAGCTCGTCGCCGACGGCAATACTCTCGCTGACATCCTCGCAATTATCAGCGAGGCTGCCGAAGAGCAGGGGCTCGCCTTTGGAGACCTCTGGGGCAGCGCAGAAGCCGGAAAAGCGGGATTGATCCTCCTCGGTGAAAGTGCGGAAAACTACAACTCCACGCTCGTGCAAATGAAAACAGCAGCAGGGGCGACAGATAAGGCCCTCGCAAAGCTGGAAACCGACAGCTACAAGATCCAAAAAGCCGAAAACCAGGTGAAAAATGAGCTGACCAAGCTCGGCGCCGAAGCGCTGAAACAGCTCATGCCTATTGCCGAAAAATGGGTCCCTAAAATCATCGACCAGCTTCCTGAGATCCTCGACACCGGAAAAAAGATGATACCGGTGGTCGGAGCACTCGGAGCAGCCGTCGGCGCAATGAAAATCGCCGACCAGGTGGACAAAGCAGTCCCGAAAATCAAAGGGCTGGAAAAGGTCTTTGCAGCCGCATCGAGCTCCGCCGCCTTCCTTCCGGTGACGATCGCAGCCGTCGCCGGTGCTCTGATCGTGGGCGGAATGTCCTACGTCACCGCCACGGAAGAGGCACGTCAGGCGCATCTCGAAGAAGTCTTTGAAAAGGCCACCGAGAAGACCAACGAGCTCACCGGCAAGATCTACGGCAACATTGACGCCATCAAGGCACAGAAGGACGCCGCTACCGAAAAGATCGAGGCAGACGAGCAAGAGATCAAGAAGATCCAGGCGCTGCGGGAGGAGCTGGACAAGCTCACCGACAAAAACGGAGTGGTCAAGGAGGGCTACGAAGAGCGAGTCCGCTACATCACGGAGGAGCTGGGGCAGGCTACCGGCATCGAAATTGAGTACATCGACGGCCAGATCCAGAAGTATGACGAGCTGAAGCAGTCCCTGGACGACGTGATTGACAAAAAGCGAGCCGAGAGCATGGCCAGCGCCTACGAGTCGATCTACCAGGAGGCGATCCGCCAGAACGAGGAGGCAGCCGACAGTCTCCAGGCCTTGAAGGAGGACATCTCCGCTAATCAGTACGAGATCGACAAGCTGTACCGTGACGCCAAGCGAGAGGCCGAGGAGAGAAATGTCAGCTACGGCGAGTTCGGCGAGTTTTCCTACGCAAACATCATGAAAATGCAGAAGGAAAACCTCGACACCTGGTCAACGCTCCTCAATGAAGCCCAGCTCGAAAAGCTCTACGCCTACGAGCAGAATATCCGCTCAGCGCAGAACGCATGGGACGCCCTCCACGATAGTGCGACGCAGAACGAGCTAGACATTGAGGCGTATGAGGAGGCCTTCAAGGCTATGGCCGAAGGCAATTACAAGGAGGCCCAGGACTACTACAACCGCATCGGAAACCTTGATCTCGTGGCACTGAGAAAAGCCAAGGGCAACATCGATGAACAGAAAAAAGCCTTTATCGACGGCGTAAATGCTGCGGTAAAAAAATACAACAACGAACTCGAGCTAGGTCTGAGCGGCTCAAAAGAAAAATTCACAAAGACGATTGCAACCCTAACCGAACAGGGGCGCCAAGGCGGTCTCACAATCGGCGACCTGCTCTCCACGGGTATCGTGGATCAGCTCAACACAATCGACGGCTTCGACGACAGCGGCCTCCAGGAGTTTGCCCGGATCGCCGGCTGGAACTTCGGTGACAATTTTGGCACCGAGGCAGCGGAGGCATCGGCGCAGGCCTTCCTCGCTGCGGAGTCGATCTCCGAGCGAGTCAGCGGCACCATGGCACGGCTCTCCAGCCTGCCGTTTTTCGCTTCCGGCGGCTTCCTGGCCAGTGGCCAGGGTATCGTTGCCGAAGCGGGCCCGGAGCTCCTGGAAGTCATGAACGGCGGCGTCCGGATCACTCCGCTGACCCGGAGCGCCCAGAATACGCCGGTGCAGACCACCGGCGGCGGAGCAGGCAGCTCTACAAAGATCTACAACAACTACATCTCAGCAACGATCAAAGGCAGCTATGACGTCTACAAGCTGGCCGAGGATATGTCCACGGCTGAGCGTATCATGGACAATGCGA